GTCGAACACGCCAACCAGGCCTGGCCCGACCAGGCCGCCGCCGACCCCCGCTAGAAGGGAACCCGCATGTTCATCGTCACCGACCTGGAGGCCACCTGCTGGGAGGGCCGCCCGCACCACGACGAGATGGAGATCATCGAGATCGGGGCGGTCAAGCTGGACCTCTCACGCGCCCGGCTGACCGACGCGTTCTCCTCGCTGGTGCGCCCGCGCCTGCACCCCGCGCTCTCCGAGTTCTGCACGCGCCTGACCGGCATCACCCAATCCGACATGCTCGGCCAGCACGACTTCGCCACGGTCTACCCGGCCTTCCAGGCATGGTGCGGCTCGCCCCACAAGCATATCCTCGCGGCCTGGGGCGACTACGACCGCAACCAGCTCCAGAAGGACCTGGCGCGCTACGGCCTGGAGTGGGGCCTGCCCCTCTCCTACATGAACATCTCTCAGCTCTACCGCGAGCGCTTCGGCGGCCCCAAACGCTCGCTCAAGAAGGCCTGCGACGAGCAGGGCCTGGCCTTCCGGGGCCAGCCCCACCGGGGGCTCGACGACGCGCGCATGGCCGCGCTGGTGCTGGGCCGCATTTTCGGCCTGGAGATCGAGGACGACACCGAAAAGCCTTATACCTACTCGCTCGTCTACCTGAACGACCGGATCGTCCCCTACCGATCGGCTTGGCCGATCGAGCCCGGCATGCACCTGAGCGTGGACCAGCAGTGGTACACCGTGCTGGCCCCGGCGCCCTACGCGCCCGCTCAGCAACCGGCCTTCTGGGTCGAGGAATGGCGCCACTAGACCCTCGTCGCCGCTGCTCTTGACAAATAGATACTGTAGTGATAGCATCTAGTGAAGAGGAGGAGCGACATGACCGACTATATGACCTCCGGCCAGATGACGAACGGCGAGGCGCCCTACCAGGGCGTGACCTGGACGTGGACCACCGACGAGATCGCCGCACGGCTCAAGCGCGCGGGCCACGCGGGCAACGATCGGCAGGTCCGCGCCGTGGCCGACCAGATGATCCTGGCCTTCGCCGCCAAGGGCTTCAAGGACGAGATGCTGACCATGGCGCTCCATGCGCTGGGCCCGGCCCGCCTCGTCCAGATGGCCGAGCCGCCGATCAAGCGGGTGACCGATGCCTAAGGATCTCGCCTACTACCTGGCCCTGCCCTGGACGATCGCGCTGACCCCCGACGAGCAGGACGGCGGCTTCGTCGTCAAGGTCGAGGAGCTGCGCGGCTGCCTCTCGCAGGGCGACACCGAGGAAGAGGCCCGCGCGATGATCCGCGACGCGCTCCACCTCTGGCTGGAGGTCGCGCTGGAACATGGCGACCCCATCCCCGAGCCCGAGGAGGCCTCCCGATGACCGAGACCGAAGCGCTCCTGTCCGAGGCGCGCCTCAAGGAGTTCGACCTGTCGCTCTTCGCGCGCGACTACCCGAGCGTCCCCGCGCTCTGGGAGAAGGCGCCGAACCCGGCCTGGATGATGCGCATGCTAGCTGAGGCCGCCTACCCCGACGAGTCGCGGATCCGCCCGCTGATGGCCGAAGCCATGATCCGCGTGATGCACCTCGCGCCGGACCCGCGCGTCGCGCTGGCTGTCGAGCGCGCGATCGGCTTCGCCAACGGCACGGTCTCCGAGACGCTACTCTTCAATGCGCACTGCGGCGCGCGCGCGGCCTCCCACGAGGCCCGGCGGGACGGCGACCCGATCCGACAGCGCGTGGCGCTCGCCGCGCAGCTCACGGCCTACCACCGCGCCGAGGAGGGCTGCACGCGCCGCAACCTCTGCGACGTGGCCGCCGAGGCGATCGCGATCGCGATCGACGCCCGGCTCGCGACCGACGCCCGCGCGCAGCGCATCCACCTGGAGCTGAGCCAGGGCATCCGGCGATCGCTGGGCAACCCCTTCGCCGATCACCCGGCGCTGCGCTTCCGGGGCGCCTCTAAGAGCCAGGCGATTCGCAAGTTCGCCGCGCGGCGGGGCATGGGTTACTTCCTGACCCCCGAGCGGGGGCTCTGGTGGGCCACGCTCCAGAACGAGCATGGCCATGCGCTGAGCCACTCGCACCTCATGGCCATGTCGGCGGCGCACCTGCTCTTCGAGGACGCCGCCCGCTTCCACCCCGAGATCTACCACGCGCTGCCCGACCGCAAGCGCATGCCCCAGGAGGCCCGATGACCCAAGACGAACAACTGCTCGCCCAGGCCGAGGGCTTCCTGGAGGCCCGACTGGAGGGCGCGCGCTCGCGCTTCCGTTACGAGTTCCCGAACGGCTACCACGCCGAGGTCCAGTCCATGCTGGGCAAGATCAGCCAGTACGCGCTCTACATCCTCGACGAGTACGGCGTTTGTGTGGCGGACAACCCCCTGGGCGAGCCCTTCTTCGACCACATCGACGCCACTACGGTGGTCAGGATCCTGGAGACTATCGAGGCCTTCCCCCGGCTGCCCGCGCGCATGCCGCCCTCCAGCCCGCTGGACCTGCGCATCCAGCACGTCGGCGGCGCCGACCGCGTGAGCCACCTGGTCAAGGCGGTGGCGGTCGCGCTGCTCGACCAGTTCCGCGACGAGCGGCTGCCGATGCAGGCCATGATCATGGGCCGCTCGGTGGTCGTGACCGACGACGCGGGAGCCTTCCGACCCTTCCGCTTCATGTTAGAACTCGATCCGTCCGACGACGCCGGGCTGCGCACCGTGATGAAGTCCCGCGCCATGGACGGCGAGGACGACCTCTCGGCCTCCCGCGCGCTGGCCGCCGTGTTCTACCCGCTCGGCCCGGTCGAGCGCGATCTGGCGCACGACTCCAACCTGGGCTCGCACATGGCCTTCTCGGTCCTCCAGGCCGTCAAGGAGATCGGCGCGGTGATCGCGGCCTACCACGAGGAGGGCTAGCATGGCGATCGACCCCGACCGCATCCGCTCGCTGAAGCTCCAGATGGACCTGGCCGAGTCCGGCATCGACGACGCCTTCTTCCAGGACTCCTTCGAGCAGTACGTCCGTCCGATCACCGAGTGGAAGAAGCTGGCTTCCGAGCTGATCGACCTCTACGAGGCCGAGCTGGAGAGCCGCGAGCCCGCGCTGCCCCCGCCGGTCGAGCTGCCCGTCACGGCGATCGCGCTGGTCCAGGCTTCCGACGCCCGCGAGCAGGACCTGATCGCGAAGAACATCGTGCTGACCGACGCGCTGGTCTTCTGGCGCAACATCCTCGACGACTGGCTCGACCTCGGGCTGAAGCTGCCGGGCGCCGCGCAACTCATGGCCCGGCTCGACGCCGCCGCGAAAGCGGGCGGCCACGCCGACGCCTACGGGCGCTTCGCCGCGCTCCAGGAGTTCGCGCACCGCTTCGTCGCCAAGATGACCCAGCAGCGCCTGCCGCGCGAGCAGCAGCCATTCCTCGACCTGCTCCCCTTCGCCGCCCGCGCGCTGGGCCGCGCCCCACAGGAGGACCTCCATGCGTAAGATGCCACGCGAGGAACACGAAGGCGCCGTGAGCATCACGCGCACCTCGAACGAGGAGATGGTCGAGGGTCGCACGATCGAGATCCGGGTGCGGGTCGGCCACCACCGCAAGTTCGCGGTCGTGCGCATGACGCCCCACGACTTCGCGATGGCGCTGACCGGCCTCTCGGAGGTCCCGGCGACGGTCCAGACCAACGCGATCGCCCCCAAGGAGATGCCCTCATGACCAGGCAAGACCTGAAGCTCTGCCCGGCCTGCCAGCAGTGGCTGCTGCCGATCGAGAAGCACGAATCCCTGGACGACTGCCTGAACTCGCTGCGCCCGAAGTTCTTCGCGGCCAACGGCTGGTGGTCGGCCCATGGCGAGGACGCGCTGCTCCGCAAGCTGGAGGGGCCGCGATGATCTGCGGCCCCTGCGACAAGGGCGACCACCGCTCCTGCGAAGTTGACATGGGGCGCGGCACCCACTACGACAACGGGCCGTGCCGCTGCTCCTGCAACCTGGTCGCCTCTCACCTGAGCAGACAGCCGGGTGACTGGCGCCGCAGGCTCTGGCCCCCGGAGGCGCGATGAGCCGCTACGCCGCCAGGCCATGGGCGTACTGCTGGACCTGCGACCAGCCCATGTACCAGATCAACGCCTCGCACACCTGCGGCCAGCCCGAGCTGTGCATCCAGTGCCGCAGCCCCATGTTCACCGGGCATGACTGCTTCGCCCGACCCACCCACGACTTCCGGCCCGCGACCTAGCGTGTCCATAACGAAAAAGGCGCCGAGTAAGCGGAGAGATCACTAACTATCTGGCTTTGCCAGGGGAGAGCAACGATGAGGGGTTACACCTACCAGATCAACCGGAAGGGCATCATCGCCGTCGAGGTCGAGCCAAGGATCGGTGGCGACTGGAGCGGCCACCGCCTGGACAGCCAGGGGCGTCCGGCGGGCAAGGTCTGGGTCCGCAAGGAAGAGTTCTTTGAACACCCTGAGGATGCCCGCGAGGCCCTGATCGCCTACCACAAGGCGAACGCGGCCAAGCACCTGGAGAACCACAACAAGTCGCTGGTGGCTCTGGGCAAGGTCGCGGCCCAGAAGATCAAGTAGGGCGCGAGAACGACAAATATCTGACCCAAGGAGGATGAAATGACAACCCGTTACGAATGGCGCCCGCGATCTGCCGAGCATCGCGCAATCCACGGTCCTTATGGTGACGCCTGGTGGGCGCTCGGCAGGTCGCATGATTTCTTCCGTAGCGAGGGGGAAGCCCTGGCCGACGCAAGAGGGTGTGGCTGGGACGATGAGGACGTCGAGGTTCGTCGGATCACTTGAAAGGAGGCCCGAAGTGGCTCTGGAAGTAGTCCCAATCATCAAGGCGATGAAGAAGGGTGGCGAAGGCGCATGCGTCGTCGAGGTCACGGACGACCGGATCGGCCAGGTGGCCGGGTTCGTCCTGATCGTCACCCCGGAACACGAGCAGGCCGTGATGGCCCTGGCGAACACCATCCTCGCCGGGCCGATGTCGCTGGTGCTGCCGCAAGGCTCAGCCGAGCGCAGCGAAGGATGAGGATCTGAACAATGACTCGCAAGGGCTTCAGGTTCGGCAAGGCCGACGAGGCATGGGGGCCGCTCCGTGAGATTCGCGAGCGCCTGCCGGATGGGCGCTTACTGCTTGCTTGCGGCCACGAGGTCGGAACGTCGGTGATGGGCCACCCAGGGCTTCGGCGACGGCGCTGCCCGATCTGCCGAGACGCCAAGCAGTCCTGATAAGAGGCACCATGATCCACATCTTCGTTCCGGGCATGAGCCTGGCCTTCAACGTCTCTCGCGTAGACTACGACCGCTTCGTCCCCGCCGCCCTGCCCGAATGGTTCGAGGCGCGCTGCCTGGACGAGGAGGAGGCGCTCGCGATCATCGAGCGCGCCGGACTGGTCCTAGGCGAGGTCGAGCCCGACGGCATGCAGAGCCTGCGCACCCCGATCTACGATTACTTCTCGGGTTGGGTGACCCGAACCGACACGATAGCCGAACTACAGGCCCACCTGGCCTCTGACTTAAGATAAAACGCCTGCTATCCAGAAAATTAAGGACGAAATGCCTTACGGCTATATTTACGTTGTCAGGAACAGTGTTGATGACAAGGTGTACGTCGGCCAAACCGTAATGGAGCCGAAGGAGCGCTTCAGGATTCATTGCAAGCCCTCAAACCGTAGGTACTCGCTTTTGTCCGAGGCTATCTGCGAGTTCGGGCGCGACAAATTCTGGATTGAAGTCTTGGCTACCGTTAACTCTCAAAAGGAGCTTAACGAAACTGAGGTTTTATTCATCTCACAACTCAATAGCATCTATCCGAACGGCTATAATAAAAGGGACGGCGGATACCAGTTTGGAAGAATGCACCCAGAAACCAAAGAAAAGATCGCCAGGGCGAATAGGGGACAAAGGCGCTCAAAGGCAACACTTGAGAGAATGTCTAAGGCATCGAGAGGCAATCAGCATGCGAGAGGGAAGCGGCGAAAGGGTCCTCACCCAGCCACCCCCAAGACACCCGAACATGCCGCCAATATCGCCAAGGCTATAAAGGAGTGGCATCAGAATGCTCCACGCAAGGAGCGCCCATGCGATGTCTGCGGCGACATGTTCAAGTACATACGCAAGGATGCCAGGTACTGCCCTAAGCATAGAGGCTATAGGAGAAAGGCAGTATGAGCAAGCGATCCAAGTCCGACGACAAACTCGATCAGGAGGGCCTGCTGCTCGACTGCCGCATGCATGACGGGCGCTGGCCGGGATTCCGTCAGGGCCACCCGCCCGCCAAGTTCAGCTTGTAACCGACGAGGTAGTTATGACCCAAAAGATCACCGAGCGCGACCTGCGCATGCCCGAGTTCCGCGACGCCAACATCGAGGACCTGGAGCGGCGCCCAGATGGCAAGATCGTCCGCAAGGACCGCTGGGAGCGTGCGGTCCAGTCCATCCGCTTCTTGGTCGGCATCAACGGACGAGAGTTCGAGATCGACGACGTAATCAAGGCCGTGCGCGCGCTGGCCTGGGACCTCCAGGGCTGGTACGCGGTCGAGCATGAGCAGCCGGAGACCAACGATCCCGTGCGGGTGAAGCTGGAGGACGGATCGATCCTGAGCAACGCCAGCTACCGCAAGGTCGATGGCAACCGCGTCTGGTACTGGCACAACCTGCCGATCGACGCCAAGGTGGTGGAGTGGAAGGCATGAGCGCCGCGAGCTGCTGCCGCTGCGGCATCCCCTGCGCGGCGGTCGAGTACATCACCGACAACCCGGGCCAGGCCGCCCAGGCAAGGCCCTGCGCGCCGCCGTCGAGCCGCTGCTCGCCCAGTACCGCCAGACGCCAGAAGTCCCCGGGACCAAGCGGTCCCGGGGACTTTCTACTTCTTGAGACCGGCTTGGCGAAGGGTCTCCTCCTCGAAGGTGGTGGCGTTCACGGCGGCGACGACCACCGCCTCGGCCAGACCCTCCGCCGACCACTGGCCGGAGATCCAGACCTTGCGCTTGGGCTGACCCGGGCGCGAGGTCTGGATCAGCTTGGTGAAGGTGGCGCCGTAGCCAGAGGGCTGCATGTCCCCCGCCTCGAAGCGCCACCCCGCCTTGCGCATTCGCGCGAGGGTGCGCTCCATCTCCTCGTAGGTGTAGCTCGTCTCGCTCATGGGGCCTCCTTGGGGTTCTGCTCGTCCACGGCGCTCGCGCGCGGGGCGAAGTAGCGGGAGGGCAGCGGCGCGCCACCCTTCTTGGCGAAGCGCTTCTCCTCGACCAGGTAGCGCGGGTAGCCGCCGATCGGGTTGAAGTCCCACTGCGCGCCCTTGAGGTCCTTGAACGGCGGGTAGACCTTCCAGGGGTCGTCGCCCGCGCGCAGGAGCGCGACGATCGTGACCTCGTGCGGCGGGTCGTAGGGGCGCGCGCGGAAGACCACGACGTCGCCGACGGCATGCTGGAAGGGGGCAGGACTGGCCTTAGTATTCATGGGTTGCTCCTTGATCGGGCGCCTGGCGCTGCGCGCGCAGCTCGTTGGCCACCGAGAACAGCAGGTTGAGGAACTCGGCGATGGTCTGGGCGAGCCGCTCCTCCTCGAACGCGCGATCCGCCGTCACGACGAGGATCGGCAGGCCCTGGGCGGAGGTGCTGACCTCGATGCGGATCGCCTTGGGGTCCTCGTTCGGCTTGGCCTCGACCAGATCGCGCAGGCGCTGGGCCTCGACGCGGGCCTCGTCGCGCTCCTGCTCGATGACGGAGACCAGCGCCTCCAGCGCGGCTTCGCGATTCGCGAACACCGGAGAGCCCGGGCGGTCGTAGCGGAATTGCCCATCGGGCGTCTGGTTGGTCATAGGTCTCCTCTCATGCGCGCCAGGGCGCGTTCGATGCGGTCTTCCATCTCCCGGCGCTGCCGGTAGCGGTCGTCTCGGTGCTGGCGGATCTGCTGGTCTATCGAAGCGATATCCCGCTGGACGTCCGGGTGGTCCTGCCGCATGAAGGACAGGCGGACCCTGGCATGCCAGAGCGCGCCGCCCTTGTCGTGGTGGAGCGCGGAACGACGCACGGTCTGCCCGTCCGGGGCGCGCATGACGTCGCCCTGGCGACCACATGGGTCGGCGTAGATCAGCTCCAGGGGGCCGAAGTAGGCCACCTCGTCGTCGCCGACGACCGCCCAGCCCCCGTGGGTCAGGAGAGGGTCGCTCATCGCTCGTCCTCCGTGGCGATCGCCCAGTCGCCCTGGACCCAGGGCAGGCTGTGGCGGAACTGGCGAACCGCCTGCTCGGCGTCGCGCTCGGCTTGCATGCTGCCGGTCTGGGGCATGCGCATGGCCTGGAGCTTGTCGAACATGGCGAGGAGCTTGCCTCTGAGGTTGCGGACCTTCTTGCCCTTGAGCAGCCACATGCGGAACTGGCGCATCGCCATGCGGTACGCCAAGATCTGCTCGCGGGCCACGTTGTAGGCCCGGTGGTTCTCGTCCGCGCGGGCCTCCGCGTGCATCAGCTTGGACCTGAGGTACTCGTTCTCGCGCTGGAGCGTGCCGAGCCGACTGGTCAGGTGCATGACCGCCGAGAAGTCGAAAGCCACCGGGCCCCGGAAGCCCCGCACATGCTCGGAGGTCACCCCATCGATCGGGACCACCTGGGCGTTGAGGTTGGCTTCCTTGAGGCGGCCCTTCAAGTCTCGCGTCGCGCCGCCCCAGGCGAACACGAGCGACCGGACGCCGGGGCGCGACTGGTCCAGCATCGCCAGCCCGCGCACGATGGCCTCGGTCGAGCCATGGCCGCGCGAGCCGGTGAAGAGGTAGTTGAGCGACTCGATGGTCTCTCGGTCGTTCATGTCGTCTCGGAACACAGGCGCTTCTCCATCTCGCCGCGCAGGTAGGCGACCACCTGCTCGGGGGTATTGCCGGGGACGGGCATCGGGATCGCGAGCAGCAGGCCGGGCGGCTGGTAGCCATCGGGCAGGCGCGCGGCTTCGACGACGCGGTAGGCGCCCGAGGGGAACAGCTCCAGCACGGACGCGTCCATGAACAGGAGCAGCGCCTCGACCGTGGCCGCCGCGCGCTCGCGGGCGAAGGCCTCGAAGGCCTCGCGGTAGCTAGCCATCGCCGACCGTGGCCGCCGCGTGCGGCGCCAGCCAGTCGTCCTGGAGCGCCTCGGTCAGGCGATCGGCCATCAGCTTGAGCTGCACGCTCGCGCAGCCGTCCTGGACCGCCTTGTCGTAGATCGCGAGCGCGTCGGCGATCGCGTCTTCCAGGGGGCCGCGCGCGTGCGAGACGACGTTCATCACGTTGTCCGTGACGTCGGTCCGGTTTTTCGGCAGCCCCGACTTGCCGAAGGACGAGACGAAGTAGAAGCGGCGGGTCATGTCGCTGTGGTAGATCCCGGGCTCGCGCTTGGTGATCATCAGAGGTTCGCTCCTTCTTGGTTCTGGGGGTCCATCAGGCCCGGCTTCGCGTCGGCTGACAGCATGCCGAGCAGCGCGTACACGCGGGCGTCGAGCGGGCGGTAGCAGTCGAGATACGTCTTCTCCAGCGCGTTCGACCCGCCGAAGTGGCAGTTGATCATCTGGTGCGCGCGCAGCTCAGGGCCGCTCATCTTCGGGGCGCGGGAGCGCCCCCGGGCCTCGGCTTCGAGCAGGGCCTTCTCGACCATGGCCTCAAGCTCCCCGGCTACCAGGCCGTCCCGGACCTTGCTCAGGATCTCCCGGGCCGTGTCGCGGCAATGAGACATCTCACATCTCCTCTTCTTCTTGACATTCACGATGCTATCACGAAAGCCCTGGGGCGTCAACCCCAAACGCATCGACCGGGGCAACCCCGTGAAGGGCGCCCCGGTCGATACAGCAAGGAGAGATCGGAGTGGAGTCGAAAAGAGCCTGGTTCAGACCCGTGAGCCCATCATACCACAAACGTTATGGAAAACTCAACAGGTCCAGCACTCGCCGACCTGGAGCAGCTTTTCGAGCGAATAGCGATCGTGGTGGAGCGCGCAGAGCGAGAAGACCTGGGCCTCGACCTCGGCGGCCTGGCTGGTCAGCTCGTCGCAGATCGCGCAGGGCCGCCAGACGCGCGCGGCCAGGCCGTAGCGGGCGGCGTGGTCGAGCAGCCATGCCTTGTGGTGCGCCTCGGCGGCCTCGGGCGTGGGGTGACCCGGGCAGAGCCCACCGCCGCTCTCGGGATCGCAGGCGCAGTAGCCGACCGCCATGACGATCTCGTCGTTGCGGCGCGTGTAGCGGTACAGTCGCGTGCCCTGGCCGCTGGCGTCGGCGATCTCGCGGGCCTTGAAGTGGTTCATGGTCGTCTCCTCCTGAAATCTCATATACGGCGCGCGGGCGCGGAATCGGGAAAGCCCGGCGAATCTTCAGCGGTTGCGGCGGCGCGCGGCCCGGGCTTCGTGGGCCTTGCGCTTGTCGCGCTTCGCGAAGTGCGCGGGCGCCCGGGCCGGGACCAGCTTGCAGGCGCAGGGCCCGACGGTCATGCAGCGCGGGCAGCCGGACATGAAGATCTGGAGCAGCGCGGGCAGCACCAGGCGTTTGGGTCGGAAGAGGCGCAGCAGCATGGTCATGTCCCCGTCGAGAAGAACTCGTCTTGCCAGGTCGCGGTGTCGAGCAGCGCGCAGCCGCGCTGGGAGGTGGGCAGCGTCAGGTGGCGCAGGCCGTCCTCCTCGTGGCGGTTCAGCCGGTGGTGGTGGCCGTTGACCTGGAGGCGCGGGCGCACGGCCTGCCAGAGGTCGCGCAGCGCGGGCTCGCCCATGATCTGGTCGGGCGGCAGGCCGAACAGCGCCGCGATGCGCGGGTCGCCCTTCATGCCGACGTCGTAGGGCGCCTCGTGGGTCATCAGGATGTCGATCGCGGGCCTGCCCCGGGCCTCCCATGCCTCGCGCGCCCGGACGAAGTTCTCGGGGTCGAAGGGGTAGAAGATCAAGGGGTCGTCCACGCAGCGCGCGCCGCCGCAGCCCATGATCGTGACCGACTCCGACCCCTTGGTCAGCATGGCGATCTCGCCGTAGTCGAGCAGCTTGAAGTTCGCAACTTGCGAACCGAAGGGGCCCTTGACGCGCTCGACCAGATCCGGATCCTCGTGGTTGCCCGGCACGACGTAGGTCGGCTTGAGGAACCTCTGCTGGCCGCGCAGGTACTTGGGCCAGCCGCCCTGGGTCCAGAAGCCGAAATCCCCCACCTGTAAAACGGCGTCGGGCTCCTGGCCCATCTGCGTGAACTTGTTGACGTACCAGTTCAGGTGCGCGATCTCGGCGTGCGTGTCGCCGACCATCAGGATCTTCATGCGGGCCTCAGCGGGTCTTGTCGGCGCTCGCCGCCTCGGTGACGTTGAAGCCGTCGCGGGCGTACTTCTGGAGCAGCCAGAGGGAGGAGGGGATGTGGTGGATGCCGTTGGAGGGATCGCGGTGATGGACCGAACACAAAATCACAAGGTTGAAGGTCGAGTCCACGAAGGAGGCGGGGTCGCGCTTGACCGCCTCCCAGTCCACGTTGTAGAGGTCGTCGCCGTTCTGCGGGTTGACCAGGTGGTGCGCCCTGGCCGCCTCGGCCAGCTTGGCCCAGTCCACCGCGTTGGTCTTGGACCACTCGACAAAATGATGGTGGGCCTCCAGCGGGCTCGCGTGGTCGCACTCGCCGTTGGCGATGAAGCAGCCGAAGCCGTGGTCGTGGATCAACTCGTCGCGCGAGCGGGCGAACAGCGCGCTCTCCTTGCGCGGCGCGTGGCCAGGCGTGACCTCGACGTAGCGGTTGGTCTGCTTCTGAGCGTGGGTCTCGTCGTGTGCCATGGGTCCTCGTCGGGCTCGGTAGGGCTAGCGGCCCCAGTAGGTCTCGGTCAGCACGGCCAGGACCTGGCTGACGCGCTGCATGGTCGGGCCCTCCAGCAGGGTGTAGGGCACCTCCATCTCGCGCAGCAGGTCGAGGAAGGTCTCGTGCAGCCGGGTGCGGAAGCTCTCATCCTCGATGCGCACGTCGTCCTGGATGAAGGGCACGTTCTTCGGCGAGAGCAGCAGGAAGTGGTCGTAGGTCTTGAGGTGCGCGCGGATCTGCGCGTTGTTCTTGAGGTCGTCCAGGTGCGGCGCGTCGTTGCAGGCCGCGAAGGCGAGCGGGCTGAGGAGCGACCGGTCGCAGATCAGGATCTGCGCGTCGGTCTCCGCGAAGACGCGGCACTCGTTCGAGATGATCTTGTTGACGATGCGGAAGTCCGCCTCGCGGCCCGACCGGTCCAGCTTGGGGTACTTCTCGAAGACCTCGCGCGCGGCCTCGGTCACGATCTCGACGATGGGACCGGGGTCGCCGTTCTTGCGGTCCAGCCCGTTGAGGAGCGCGAGCGCGGGGCGCAGGCAATCCACCGTGGTGGTCTTGGCGACCGAAACCGAACCGTCGAGCGCGATCTTCTTCTGCATGCGGGCTCCTTCTCGTGGCGGGGCTTAAGAAGCGGCGCCCCCAGTCCCGGGGCGCCGAGGGGCCGGTGCCTAGAACGTCGAGACCGGCTCGATGCGCGGGTCGTTGCGCCCGATCATGTCGCGCAGCTTCTGGACGTGCGTGATGCGATCCTGGATGCGGTCCTCGTCGGAGAGCGCGGCGACCATGTAGGCCTCGCCGGGCGCGATGCCCTCGGGGTGGCGCACCTCGGTGCCGAAGTAGCCTTCCAGCTTGCCGGAGACGATCACCCTGCGCTGGGGCACGGAGCCCTCGGTGACCTCGGCGTGGATGCCGCAGAGCGCACCCTCGGCGCAGAACAGGAGCTTGCTGCCGTGGAAGCCGTCGGCGACGAGCGCGTAGTCGGCCTTGGCGAGCGCGCCCCTGGTGATCACGGGGTGGGTGGAGACGGCGGGTTCGATCGAGATGGTCATGGGCTACACCTTCAGTCGGAGGGCGGAGAGGGTGACGTGGACGAGCTGCCAGAACTTGCGCTCGGCGTCCTTGAGGAACTCGCGCTTGTGCTTCTTGACGGCCTTCTTGTGCTGCGCGATCTCGGAGGCCGCGCGCTGCTTCTCTACGATCAGGTCGGCGCGGCGGTCCGCGACGCGCAGCCGGGCGGTCGCCTTGGCCTGGCGGGCCTCATCGACCCGGGCCAGCAGCTCGTCGTGCTGCTCGATCAGACCCTTGGCTTGGTTCTCTTCCATAATGATTCTCCTCGGGGTGGGGTGACTTTCCATTATGATAGCACGACAGTCAGCGCGCCCCGAGGAAGACGGAGAGGCTCCTGGAGATCGGCTTGTGGGGCACGATGGCGAGAGCCTCGGCCAGGGCCACGAGCGGGCAGTCGCCGAGCGCGCGCACGCCGTCCGAACCATGGAGATAGAACTGGCCCCCGTCGCCGCCGCTGGGCGCGCGGAAGTCCAGCGGCGGGAAGTACGCGAGCGTGTAGCCCGGCAGGGATAAGTCCCAGGCGCCGCACCGGCCCGCGCGCGACGGCAGCGGCAGGCCGGAGCGTTCGCGCAGCAACCTGGCGATCGCCTCGTGGCGTTCGAGCCACCACGACTCCTTGAGGACCATCGGGATCTCCTACCAGATCATGGCGCCGGAGCCCGCGTGCATGCGGGCCCGGCAGCGGGGGCAGTCCTGGACCCACCAGGGCGAGGCCGGATGGCCCTGCGAGCAGCGGCGCCCGCCCTCGCGGACGTCTTCGAGCGCTCGGCAGGTCGGGCAACAGACGGTCTCCATGCCCACGCCCATCGTCGTCTCGAAGCGCCCGCCGCCGACCTGCGCGGTGTAGCCGCAGGAGCGGCAGACGTACAGGTAGAGCAGCCCCATGCTAGTCGTTGTCGAGCAGGCCCGAGGCCGCGCCTAATGCGGTCTTCGCCACGGGGCCGCCGAACAGGCGCAGCAGGAAGATGAACAGGCGCGTGACGTCGAGGTAGAGCCCGAGTGCCGCGTAGGCGTACTGGTCGTCGTCGTAGCCGCGCTGGATGATCAAGGAGACGTCGAAGAGGATGCAGAGCGAGAAGAGGATCGACCCGCCCGCGCCGATCGCGGCGTCCGGCACCGGCACCCCGAAGAGCGGCAGGAAGCAGGCGCCCAGCAAGGCGAGCAGCGCCAGGACCAGCGCGCCGCCCATGAACGTGAAGTCCTTGCGGGTCTTGATCACGTAGGCCGAGAGCGCGCAGAAGATCGCGCCGGTCAGCGCGGCCACCCCGCCCACCAGCGTCGGGGACTGCAAGAGGTAGGGCTTGACGTTGAGCGCGAGCAGCGGGCCCTCGGAGGCCGTGAAGAGCAGGAACAGGATCGCGGAGAGCGCGCCGCGCGTGAACATGACCGCGAAGAGCAGCAGCAGCGTGCCCCCGAACGAGGCGACCTGGAGGCCGGAGAGGTCGGCGTGCAAGGAGAGCGCGGTCGAGATCGCGGCGATCAGCAGGCCGATGCCGGTCAGCCCGAAGATGCGGGCGAGCATGGTGGGCTCGTCGGTGATCTGGCCGTCGAGGGCGAGGACGGTGAGGCTCATGGATGCTTCCTTTCTGGACGGAGGCGGGCTAGCCGAGGGACTTGATGTAGGCGACCACGGAGTCGAACTCGGCGTCGCTCTCGATGAAGGCGAGGCGCCCGTCGCGCTCGCGGCGCATGACCAGGAAGTCCTCGTCCTCCTCGTTCAGGAAGAGCGTGGCGTAGCGGCTGCCGCCGACGTCGAACTCCTCGATCACGGTGAACGTGCCGACGTCGCCGTCCTCGTTCTCCAGGTCGATCGTCTCGGGGCCTGGCGCGTAGCCGCCGCGCATGCCGATCGAGAGGTGGGCATCAGCCTCGGGCTCGCCAGAGCGGCGCGGACGGTCAACCGGGGAGGACGACCCGCCGGTCAGCATGACAGCCAGAATCAAGATAGCGATCGCCGCAAGGCTGAGCGCCAGGGCGTGAGAAGACAGGAACGAGAGGACGGTGGGGATCATGAAACGGGCCTCCATCGGCGCGAAGGGTTGCAAGGGCAGACGTTATGAAGCGAGGCCACCCCGAAGGGCGACCCCGCGAGAAGCAGCTAGTAGCTCTTGAGTCGGTGGACCGCCGCCAGGCCGGAGGCTAAGCAGAGGACGACCAGAACGGCGTTCAGGAAAGGGACGTTGCTCCAGGTCGCGCCAAGGGCGCAGGCGAGAGCGAAGCCCATCAGGCCGATGTCGGCGTGTCTCATCCTAGGACTCCTCGTCCTCGACGACATCCGAGCGCTTGCCGGTGCGCAGGAAGTAGAGCAGGTCCTGCCAGCCCATGTCGTTCTCGAAGGCGTAAGCGAGCGCCTCGTCGTAGGTCATGCTGGAGCCGAGGGCCTTCAGCTCGCGCTCCTTGTCGGCCTTGACCTTCTCGGACAGGTCCTCGCTGGGCGTGCCGCAGAGCGCGGCCATGCGGGAGTTTGCGGTGGCGGGATCGATAGCCATGGGTCTCTCCTCGTGGGATAGGGGAATACGCTACCATCCTACCATGATTCATAACGATTCGTGCCACGCTTGACAAAAAGAAAAGGACCCGACCGAGGCCGGATCCGAGGTGGCTTTGGGCAGATTCGAACTGCCGACGCATCGGGTATGAACCGATTGCTCTGGCCGACTGAGCTACAAAGCCGGAGAGCGGGGGCACAAGGAATCGAACTTAGATTGGCGGTTTTGGAGACCGCCGTCCTGCCGTTGAACGATACCCCCTGGAAAGCCCGCTACTTAAGCAGAGCAGGGACCGATATGATACCGTGTGTACGAGCAATAGCCTGACCAAAGGCGATAACGTCTTCTCTACTCCAGGTGTTTTTCGCCATGTTTGCCATCATCGAGGCGTCGGCTTGCGCACTGTGTTCGCAAAAGCACCAGCGCAGCTATGATCGCAGAAAAACCTGTCTTGACCGCGCTTACGCGTCTGATTAATGTACTTTGCTTGCCGCTCAATCTGGGGGGCCGCACTGAGCGCATTCAACGGTGACCATTGAAATTGCCATGCGGCCCCCAGACAGCAACTATGGAGATGGTGGGAATTGAACCCACGTCCCGAGAAGGACCCTACGAATCCTGACATGCTTACCTCGCTTGACCGGGAGGTTCCGGGTTGACGCGGCTTGCGCTACGTCGGGGGGTTGGTCTTGGTTGTCGGCGCCCGGCGCGACCGAGCCGTGCGCTTAGCTCCCTGAGGGCCCACCGACTTAGGAAGCGTCCATCGGCGGGAGCCTGACTTAGACCGCGACGGCCTCGGCGCCCAGGAGGGCGTTCAGGCGAGCAGCCATGGAGGCGTACTCGTCAGCCGAGAACTCGGAGCGGACTTCATCGTTCACGTTGGTGTTGGCATTTGTTTGTTTGCCGCTGGTTTTACGAGTAACGTCGGCATCCTCGGCATGTGGCTCCGCACGAACCGCCCCGGTCGAAACCGTGACATCCCCGTGGGCTCAATCGCTTGAGCGTATACATATAGTACCCCGGTATATCCGAGATGTCAAGCGGTGGACCTGAAAAGGCCCCGCCGGGGGTGGCGGGGCCGATCGGGCAGCGACGAAAAAGGGGCGAGCCGTGCTAGGCCAGCTTGACGATGTGGATGTAGGAGCCGTTCTTCACCGTACCGGGCAGGCCCTGGATGGCGCCGTGGATCTCCAGCGTGCCGCCAGCGGGCAGGAAGAAGTTGAGCGTGCTGTAGATGTTCTGGGTGTCGGTGACCTCGTTGAAGTCCACGTTATCGGCCTGGCCGTCCTGACGGGTATAGTGCGCCGACATGACGAAGGTCTTCGGGTCGCCCATCGCGGTCGTGTCCCAGTTGAAGCACTGGCGCAGCGTGACGGCGTAGAGGCCGCCGTTGGCCGAGGTCAGCTTGCCGTTCGTGTTGTTGAACTCGCCACCCAGCGTATCGACCACGGGGGCGGCGTAAGCCACGCTGATCGGCGCCCCGGTGTTGTCGTAGCTGGTGTTGTCCGAGTACCAGGCGAAAACCTGCTTGGCCTTGATCGCCTCGATGGTGGCCGGGATCTGGGTGGTGACCGAGCCCATGATCTCCATCTGCTGGATGCCCACGAAGTAGCCCGGGCTGCCGTTGAAGCCCAGGAAACGCGCGATCAGCTTGGAGTAGCTGCCGGGTTTCGAGAGCGCGAAGATGCGACGCTCGCCGTCATACCAGCCGGTCTGGTTGAGCGCCTCGCCGACCTTCTGCCAGGACGAGCCGTCGAAGCCCAGGAACTCGATCTGGGAAGGCGTCGTGTCACCAGCATGCTCGCCGACGTTGCCCGCCATGAAGGGATTGACCGAGGTCAGCGCGACGTGCGTGATCGCCTGGCCCGAGGGGAACTGCATGCCCAGGTAGTTGCCGTGCGTGCCGTCATCCAGCGGATCGAACGAGCCGTCGTAGGCCGTCGAGGCGCGCTTGTTCTCGTGCCAGAACGTGTTGCCGTTCGAGTCGAAGGCCGCGTACTGGTCGCCGTAGCCGTCGTTGGTGACGGGCGAGGAGGTCAGGACCGCGTAGCCGCTCGCGCCGTCCGTGTTGGTGTTGACGCTGTTCATGACCTTGCAGAGATCCGAGAGCGTCACCTTGTCCACCGCGATCTGCTTGGTGTTCAGGGGATCGTAGGCCAGGTGGGGGTTGGCGCCGCCGCCCAGATCGTCGGGCGCGTGTTCCTTGGAGAACTTGCCGTCGGCGTCCAGGCCCAGGTAGCCGTTCGGCTGGTTCTTCTTGGACGAGTCCTCGGGCACGAAGCCCGTGGGCACGTTGAAGGCGGCGGCAGGGTTGGACGAGCCATCGAAGGTGTACTGGTCGTCGGCCAGGTTCATGACCAGGACGCGCTTGACCAGCAGGCCGTTGTCGGCGCGCGTGACGTCGATGAAACTGATGCAGGGGTTGGACGCTGCGAACACGCCGGTCACGGCGTTGATCGAGACGGTGGCCGCCAGCTCGTGCGAGGCGATCGAGTAGACCAGGCTGCCATCGGAGACGCCGAGCAGGCTACCGAGATCAAGGGTGTCGCTGACCCGCTTGCGGATGGTGATCATGGGGTTTGCTCCTTGGTTTTTCTGAAAGAGAGGCTCTCTCTATATAGACCCCTTGGATATCCAAGGGGCAACCAGCCCGGATCTGGGGGACCAGCCCCCGATCTCCCTCGATCGGGGGCGAAAAGAGGGCCCCCGAGGGGGCCCTCCTATTCAGCCTGGAACCGAATCTTACCACTCGACGCGGCAAAAGCCGGGCGCGCCGAGCGCGTTGGTCGCGCTCGCGGTCGAGTCTGCGGAGGTGTCCAGACCCCCGGCGCCGATGCCGACCGCGATCACCTGGCCGGGAGTGACGGCCAGGGGGATCTTGTAGAGCATCTCGCCCGCTCCGCCTCCGGCGATCTTGGAGTCCGCGCCGCTGTTGGTGGGGGCGTTGCCGCCCGCGCCGTAGCCCGAGGGACGATCCGCGAAACCGGAACCTCCCGCCAAGACCGTCGGGTCGAGGTAGCCCGCCGCGCCGCCGCCGTAGACGCTCGCCAGGCCAGGGGCGCCGCCGAAGGGGTTCGAGCCGCCCCAGGGCTTGTAGGTCACGATGCCGCAGCCGCCCTGGGCGCCCGCGACGCGCAGGCCGCCCCAGCCGCCGACGACCTTCTGGCCGGACTTGAAGTAGGGCTGGACCATGGCGGGCGCGCCGTCGGCGGCGAAGGGGTTGGGGCCGCCGCTGTAGTCGGGGTTGACCGTCAGCGCGCCGACGCCGCCGCCGCGACCGCCCTTGAACTTGTCCTGGGTGTTGCCGCCGCCGCCCAGGCCGCCCTTGGCGGTGAGCAGCGTGCCGAAGGTCGAGTCTTCGCCCTTGCCAGCGTTGGTGCCGGAGAAGGTGCCCGAGCCGCCAGCGGCGATCAGCGTGACGTAGATCAAATTGACGCCATCCGGGACGGTGAAGTTGCCCGAGACGGTGAAGTCCTGGGAGTCGGAGAGTACGGGGCCCAGCGCGTCACCGGCGCCGACGAACGCGCCGGAGGCCGACGCGGAGTTGAAACGGGGAAGGTACGTCATGTTAAGGGGTCCTCCTAGACAATCATCCACTCAGCGGTGTTGTAAACGAGCGTGATGGCGCCCCGGGCCACGTCGAGGGTGAAGGCGGGAGAGCCGTTGATGTTCTTGCCGTTGCCGTCGATCGTGATCGGGTACTCGCTGGCGTACCCGGCGGCGTCCACGACCGTGTGTTGCTCCCAGTTGGCTGGCGCGGCGGGCAGCTTGACCGTCACGAGATCGTCGCCGTTCGCGATCGTCGCCAGCGCGGCGGTGTAGAGCGAGCCAGAGCGGACGTTGGAGGACGATCCACCCTCGCGGATGTTCAGCTCCAGCGCGCCGACGCAGACCACCGGATCGCCGTTGGTCTGGTTGACGTAGAAACGGTAGTAACGCGACGGGCGGGCCTGGGTCACGCCGAGCGAGCGCTTCTCGCCCTGGGCCCATCCGGCCTGGTTGGTCGTCACACCGATCGAATCGACGTCGCCGGTGAAGTCGTTGGTCGGGGACGAGTAGATGCCGTAATCGCGAGGCGCCTGGGAAGGATCGCCGTAACCGTCGCCACGGAAGGCCACGACGATGTTGTCCAGCGTCACCTCATCCGGCAGCTCGATGTCCACCCAGCGAGCTGCCGACATCTGGGCCATCCAGTGAGTAGTCGGCGCTCCGTCGAACAGGTAGATGGCCTTCTCGACGCCGGAAGGCTCCTGGGAGGCGCGGATCTGGTAGGCCTTGCCGCCCACGGTGATGTCGTACTGGATCGCGCCAGCCTCGCCGCCGGAGGGAGCGCCCACGGTCGCGCTGGCCGGATCCAGCACGGGCAGCGCCGACTTGATCACGCCCAGGCCCATGCCCGCCACGACGGAGCGCACGCGCACGTCGTTGTAGTACAGGTTGGTCGAGCCCTCGGGCAGCGCGTCGGTGCTGGCCGGACCCGTGCCGCCCAGATCGTCGGGCGCGTGTTCCTTGGAGAACTTGCCGTCGGCGTCCAGGCCCAGGTAGCCGTTCGGCTGGTTCTTCTTGGACGAGTCCTCGGGCACGAAGCCAGCGGGCACGTTGAAAGCGGCGGCAGGGTTGGACGAGCCGTCGAAGGCGTACTGGTCGTCGGCGATGTTCATGACCAGGATGTGCTTGACGAACAGGCCGTCGGAAGCACGCGTGACGTCGATGAAGCCGATGCAAGGCTCGGAGGCGGTGAACACGCCGGTCGTCGGATCGATCGAGATGGTGGCGACCAGCTCGTGCGAGGCGATCGAGTAGACCAGGCTGCCGTCAGCGACGCCCAGCAACGCGCCGAGGTCGAGAGGATCGCTGACCCGCTTGCGGATGGTGATCATGGGTGGTTGCTCCTTGGATCTTCAAAAAGAGGCTCTCTCTCTATATAGAGCCCCCGGATATCCAAGGCGTATGCAACGCTAGATCTGGAAGCCCAGCGCCCTGATCTCAGCGATCGGGAAGACCTGGGCCTCCCAGATGCGCGGGAACATCAACCGCGCGCCGATGTAGGGAGCGCCGCCCGCGTCGTAGACGGCCACGCTCATCACACGGCCCCGCGCGGGCTCGTGGTGCCAGGCGACGGCGGCCTCGGCCCACTGGTCCTTGAGGCGGCAGTGCAGCGCGGCGGCCTCGTGTCGCAGGCGCTCGGCCAGCCGCTCATGCTCGGACGGCTTCTTGAGAGCCCGGCGCAGCTCGGCGATCAGGCCCACGGCTACCTCCCCCGGATGTCGTTCAGGATCGAGATCGAGTAGCGGGAACGGTAGACGCCCCGGCTCACGGTCCCCCGCCCGGCATTATACGCGACCAGGCTGCGGTGGCGCACGTCCTGGGGGGAGATCCCGGGATAGCGCTCGACCACCCAGCGCCGGAAGCCGCTGAAGACCCGGCAGGTCAGGTCGAGGTTGACGGCGGGGTCGCTCCACAAATGGATCGGGTAGCCGTAGGCCCGCCAGTGAAGGGGCATGACCTGGCCGAGGCCGAGCGCGCCGCAGTCCGAGACCATGCGGGGCCGGAAGTTGCTCTCGTGGTAAACGAGCGAAGCCATGAAGATGGGGTCGATCCGGTACTTCCGGCTCTTGGCCTGGATCAGGTCGGCCATGCGGTGGGCCGGGACGGCGGGCTTCGTGACGACGAACTCCTGGCGGTACTTCGCGTTGACGTACTCCTGGAGCGAGCTGGCCTGGGCGGGCGCCTGGCTGAGGGCGAGGACGGCGGCCATGGCGGCGAAGCCTGAGACGATGAGGCGCATCGGGGACCTCCTGTGGATGAAAGATGCAGCGTCTGTTGGTGCTGGTTTGGCACTCCTGACAAAAAATAACGTTTTCCCATGGTAGCACACATGACTGTAGCGGTCAAACGCCCCTTAACCTGAAAGGCCCCGCCGCTTAGGCAGGGCCTGACTGAAAGCCTGTGAACTCGTCGTGCCGACGGAAGATCTCGCTGAAGGGCGCGTGCAGGTTCGTGATCGGTCGGAAGCGGCTGATCGCGTAGTCCACGCAGTGCGCGGTGCCGCCGTTGCCCGGGGCGTAAGGCACGCCCAGGCCGTTCCAGAAGGCCAGGACATGCTCGCTCTGATCGACCATCCAGCAGTTACAGCGGTTGAGCGCGCGATTCTTGTCGTCGGGGAAGAGGACGAACACCTCGTCGGCGCGCGCCCAGGCGGCCTTGTACGCCGCCACGGCCTTGGGGTTCTCGCGGACCCACTTGCGCTCCTGTCCCTCGAAGGGCACGGCGGCCACGAGCCGGACGTCCGCGCCCATCTCGTCACGCGCGCGGATCGCGGCGATCGCGAGGATCAGGTCGAAACCCAGCGCCATGCCGCTGACGATCGTGACGGGCCGATCCCACGAGGCGAGCCAGCGCGCGAGCCACTCGATCGCGAAGACCCAGTTGTCGGGGTCCCAGCGGTTCAGGCGCTCTGGCAAGCTCGTCATCTTGCTCGGTCGGTGCCCGGTGCCGCAGACGCGCAGGCGCCCGGGGGCGCGCAGGATCGACGCGGCGGGCACGTCGGTGCCCCGGTAGAGGACGGGCGTCATGCGTCCCCCGGCTCGCGGCCCAGCAGCCGGTCCCAGTTCAGCTCGTTGGCGCGCTCCGCCCACAGCCGCGACTCGATGCGGCCTTCGGCCTCGAAGGCTCGCCGTGCGGCTTCCTGGGGGTCGGCGCAGGCCGCGATAGCTTGCTTGATGTGGCCGGACACGCCCAGCGCGATCCGACGCCTCATGCGCGCCCCAGATCGCGCTCGCGACGGAAGCGATCGTCGGTCTCGAAGAACTGCCAGCGGTTCAGCTTGTCGCTGAAGCGCAGCAGCGAGCCGTCGTCGTACTCGAAGTGCAGCTTGACCGTGAAGAACGGGCCGGGAAACAAGTCGCGCGCGGCCAGGTGACCGGCGTCGTAGATCTTGCGCCAGTCGATGCCTGCCTGACAGAGGGCCTCCTCGTCAGCCATCGTCGCGCCTCCCAGCGGCGCGGGCCGCCGCGAACTCGGCAAAGAGCCGTGCCCTATCCTCCTGGGCCAGCTGCTCGGCGCTGGGGTCCAAGAACGGAAGCAGCGCCAGCGCCAGGTCCAGAACCTGCGATATCATGGGCGAAACGACCTTCATGCGCTCGGCATGAGTGCGTGAAGGCAGCGCGTTGTAAAGCGTCACGGCAAAGGACGAAAGTCGTCGCTTGAGCTTGCGCTTCTGCGCGCGCGGCAGCTCGGCCAGCACGCCCCGGAACCGGATATTCATCCGCTTGATCTTGTTCGACATGGCTCCTCCTTCTAGGCTTCGATCTCAAGGTAACAGTCCAAGTGGCTCTTGAACACCGCCGGGCTGCGGTCGCCCCGGCACATGCTGACCTGACGCTGGTAGGGACGACCCACGCCGATCGCGTGCCCGCAGGCGTCGCAGCGGTGGACGATCACGGCCTGCTGGGGCCGGGTGATCTCCTCGAAAAGCAGGTTGCCCCGCTGCCCGTAGGCCTCGCCATGCGCCTCGTCGGTCCAGTAGCTCATACCGACCACCTGCTTCGTACTTCATTCATCATGTTTGTTCCTACTGTGTGGTATGATAGGGATGTACGATTCAACCCGCAAGGAGGACCTTCATGTACACTACCTGGTTCACGCTCGGTAACGGCGCCAGCGACTTCTGGGCGCTCTCCCTGGTGCCCGTCGCGGTCAACGACGTGGTGACGATCCACATCCACGGCGTGGCCGTCATGACCGCCGAGATCGCCGCCATCAACACCGACGGCGGCGTGACAGCCATCACCCCCGCCGCGACGATCGACCCGGACGCGACGAAGATCTTCGTCGAGTAACCACTCTCCCTCCCCGCCAGAAGGCCGTCCCCACTCGCCGGGGGCGGCTTTTCTCATGGGCGCTCCAGGCTGAAAGAAAGGCTGACGCCGCCCGGCGCCAGGCCGGGGGCGCACCAGAGGCAGCGCGCGACGCGCTGGGGGCCGAGTGCCTCGATCTGCGCCTTGAGGGAGGCCAGCGCCGACTCCGACCAGCGCGTGTCCGCCCCGGGGGCCGGGCCGAAGAACGAGTGGGTCGCGGTCATGCCGCAATCGCAGCGGGTCACGACGCTATGGAGTTCCGGCATCTCGCGCCTCCTTGCGGGCCTTCGCCTGTGACCAGCAGAGCTTGCAGGGCTTGCGGTACGTGCCGCCCGACTCGTCCCAGTCGAAGCCGGAGCGCACCGCCCGGCTGGGCGCGGAGGCCCCGCAGAGCGGCTGGTAGGACTGGTGCTTGCCCAGGTGCGCGACGCGGGCGCCCCGGCAGACCAGCACCTCGACCTCCTCGGGGTCGGGCGACTCGACCCAGACGCGCGGGGTCACTTCGGACATTCCGCGCACCTCATGTTGCTGGTGTGGAAGATCTCCTCGGAGTCGTCCTCCTCAAAGTCGCCGTGCTTGACGACCATCTGGGGCGGCAGGCGCCGCGACCAGCCCCCGAGCAGGGAGGCATGCACGCCGGGAATCGCCAGCACCGCCTCGATCTCGGGCGGCAGGATCTGCTTCCGCTCGACCAGGCCGTCCCACCGAATGTAGCTGTCGTAAAGCTGGGCGCCGCCCTGGACGGCTTCCAGCAGGATGCGATCGGCGATCAGGCGAGCCTCTCCGATCAGGCTCACGAGGTTGTCGAGGTCGTCTTTCATACCCGGCCTCCCCGGCGCCGATCGAGGTTGCGCTTGGCGTTGCGCAGGCGGTGCTGGTAGAGGTCCAGGAACTGCCTGGCCTGCGCGGCGGGGTCCTTGCGGACCTCCTCGTCGAACGCGTCGTCCTGCTCCTTGTCGCCGCTGGAGTCTAGCTCGGGGCCGACGCCCGCGATCACCTGGAGGCACTTCTCCAGGTGATCGACGGTCTCCTGGACGTCGCGCCCGTAGGTCTCAAGGCGCTCGCGCTCGAACTCCAGGAAGCCCAGGCGGTCGTAGAGCGCCATGGCCTGCTGCTGGCTCTTGTACATCGAATAGTCGCTCATTGGGCTCTCTCCAGGTGCGGGCCGAGGCGGTTCGCGATCGCGGTCGCGTACAGCTCGCGGCGGTTGGGGTGGCGGTAGATCGGGATACCGTCCTCGGGCCAGACCTGGAGGATCTGCGCGCCGGGGTAGGCCGAGGCGTCCACGGCCTCGTGGACGGCGGCGCGCAGGGCATGGCCGTCGCTCGTGGCCGCGAAGTCGAGGATCACGACGCCCGCGTAGCGCGTGGCGATCTGGGCCTGGTAGCGGCGCGGGGCATCAGCGGACGGCATCGGGTCCACCATGGACGCGCATCGCGTCGATAATGTCGTCCAGATCCATCATGTCGGGCTGCGGCATGTCGCCGCGCGCCCAGAAGACGTCGCTGAGCGCGTCGTACCACCAGAACTGGCTCTCGGGATCCGCGTTGAACATAGCCCAGGTCGCCTCGCGCCCGTCGGCGATCAGGCCGCGCAGCGTGGCGCGCGCGTTGTGGATCTTGTCGGCCAGCGCGATCAGCGCGGCCTCGCGCGAGGCGACCTTGAGGTGGGCCAGGTAGGCATCCTTGCGCGCGCGCCAGGGCGGCTTGGGATCCTCGTCGGTCTCGGTCAACTCCTCGACCAGACCGAGGACGCGCGGGCCGAAGTCGCGGGCGATCACGGCGCGCAGGTGCTGAGGGCCGGGCATGCCGAAGGCGCCGGGGTAGCTGGCGGCCTGGTCCTCGATCGCGTCGTGCAGGAGCGCCGCGACCACCGTGTCCGCATCGCCGCCCATCTCCATGACGTGCGCGGCGACGGCCATCAGGTGCGCGAAGTAGGGCACGCCGGAGGATTTGCGCACCTGGTCGCGGTGCAGGTGCCGGGCGAAGACCAGGGCCTCGCTCAGGCTGGGTACCTTGGTGGTCATTCCATCTCCTTGAGCCGCTTCTCGATCGAGGCGATCACCTCGTCGGCCTTGTAGGCCACGGCGGTCTTGTTGCCCGGAAGCTCCTGGAGCGATTCGCCCTTGGGGCCGCTCTTGCCGAACAGGCGCTTGGTCCGGTTCTTGCCCATACCGCCCGGCTGCTTGAAGACCACCATGGCGTCGGACTGGCCCCAGATCTCCTGCTGCTTGCGGCAGTGGGCGATCATCTCCATGGGCGTCACTGGCCGCCCCCGTCGCGGACGAAGGCCGCCACGTACTGCTTCTGGAGGAAGGTGTCCACGCCGCGCCAGGCGTCGGCCAGGGCCTCGCGGCGCTTCTCGATCTCGAAGCGGTCCATCGTCTCGACGATCTCGCCCGCGTCCTTCGCGACCGTGCCGACTTCCATCAGCAGGGCGCCGAGCGCGCGCGCGAGCCCGTCCCGGGTCAACTCGACTTCAGCCATGATGCGTTCTCCTTGTTGAACTTCTGGAGCCACAAGAGGTAGGGCTCCATCGTGATCGCGGTGCGCCAGCGGATCCACCAGTCGTCGCCCAGCACCTCGCAGATCCAGGCCTTGGCGGCCTCGGAGTCCACGGTCTCGACCTGGCGACAGCGGTGGCAGACCCGCATGCCGAACAGGACGTTGTTCCAGGCGTCGCAGGGGCCGAAACCGCAAGTCTCGCCGCCCGGCATGCGTGCCGAGGTGCGGTAGAGCCCCTCCCAGATGTGGGACGACTGGCGGGCGACCTCCTCGACACGAGGGATGTCCGAGAGGTCAACCTTCTTGCGGGCCACCCTGCGCCTCCAGGATCAGGTCGAGATAGCCGCGCGGCTCCGGCGCGACGTGCGAGAGCCCCATCCCGGCGACGACCTCGGCGATCGCCGCGCGGGCCGTGGCCTCGTCGGCGCTCTTGGCCTCGACCTCGATGAAGGTGCCGAGACGTTGCACGAGGTCGAACGAGACCACGCAGTGCCCGACCGTCACGCTCTCGCGGCGCTTCTCGACGCGCGCGTACTCGGGGAAGCCGAGCGCCTCGAACATGGCCTTGAAGCGGGCCACTTCCGAGCGCGAGATCGAGGGTTCGATCTCCTCTCGGACGTTCACGCCGCCCTGGAGCGCGCCCTTGCGGGCCTTCAGCGTGATCGAGGTGGTCGTGACCGAGGCGTTCTGGTCCTCGCAGGTGGTCGTGCGGATGCGCAGCGCGTAGGGGCGATCGCCGAGGTCGAAGTAGCGATCGTCCATCGCCTCGATCAGGCGCGGCAGCCGGACGTCCACCCTGGCGAGCAGCTCCTCGAACTTCGCCGCCGAGACGGGCAGCTTGACTTCGATCTCCTTAGGCACGGGCGGCCTCCTTGTCGAGCAGGGCGAGCGCGGCCTTCGAGACCGCCTCGCTGAACGTGGGCGCGGTAACGGTGGCCTCCCCGGGGATCACGGCCCGCCAGTGGTCGCTCGCGGCGAACAGGCTCATGCCGAGTACCATCGCCAGCCGGGCGGCGTCGCCGCCGTTGATCGAGATGAACGGGCAGACGTGGTAGCTGAACGCTCCATCCAGCTCGCCCGTGAATCCCGCGTCCTCGCTGGGCCAGCCGAGAAAGGCACGGGCCAGCCGAATGTCGTTCGCCTTCTGCTCCTCGGTGCGGGTATGCTTGCTCATGACAGGCTCTCCTTGGGGTAGTGCGCCAGCAAGGCGTCCTCCAGATCGGCGACGGCCACCCTGAAGGCGTCGCGGGCGTAGGCGTTGGTGCAGGCATCCAGGAGGCCCGCCTCGGCGAACTCGCGCTTGGTTCTGCGCAGGTACGAGCGCGCCCAGCCCTTGACGCCGGGCAGATCCGCGCGCATCTCGTTGAGGTTGTCGGCGCGATCGATCAGCTTGATCGCGAGCGCCTCGGGGCTGGCCTTGATGCGCGCGTAGTAGAGGGGGTTCTCGGACTCCTGGGCGCGTCGTCGGGCCACCACTTGGTCAGGCGGTCCACCAGATCGCCCACGGTCGGGCCGAAGCTATCGAACACCTGCTCGATCGTGACCGGCGTGTCCTCCACGACGTCGTGGAGGTAGGCCGCCGCGATCGCGTGGGGCGGGAGCGCGGCCATCGCCCCCACCGCCGCGACGCGGGCCGGGTGGTTGATGTAGGGGCAGCCGTTCTCCTTGCGGGTCTGCTCGCGATGCGCGTCGGCGGCGAACGAGGCCGCGTGCGTGATCAGGCGCATGTCGTTGCGGTCGTAGATCGTCCCCTTCATCCTTGCGCCCCCTGTTCCAGCAGAAGCCGCAGGTCCTCGGCGATCTTGGCGACCGAGTTCGCCCCTTTGCGCACGGCCTCGAAGGCCGTGGTGTCCAGGTAGGAGGCGCTCAGGAAGGTTTTCTTCCCGCTCGGCGTGGTCAGCACGGCACTGGCCTCGTCGGCGAGGGGCTTGACGCTCAGGAAGAAGGCCTTCTGCGTGTCCGGGCCCATGAACAGGACCTCGAAGGCGCAAAGTGGCTTGTCGTCGCGGCGCGCGTCGAGCAGCATGACCGTGCCGTCCGTATCGTGGACGGCGAAGGCGAAGCGGTTCTGCGCGCCGTAAAACAGCTTGATGATCCGCTCGGCGTCGTAGCTGAGTGCGGCCAGGACCGAGCGCCCCAGGAAGATCTCGCCGGGCGTCATGCCGTCACCTTCGCATGGGCGTTGAGCAGCGTCAGGATCGCGAAGGACGCCGACGAGATCGCGGACATCAGCGAGGAGTTCTGGATCACGAAGAGCGTCGCGCCGTCCTGGACGTTGCCGGGCGCGACCGCTTCGAGCGCGCGAAGGGCGGCGGGCGACGCGTCGGGCACCTGCGCCATGAGCAGCAAGCCCTGGCCCTCCTCGAAGGTCAAGCTAAAGCAGAATGGCAGCGGCACGCCGTTCTGGATGAAGCGCAGATCGCGCTGCCACTTGCTCGGGTCGATCTGAGCGTAGAAGCGAGGGCCGCGCTCGGAGCGCAGCGACTCCTCGATGTTCAGGCCGACGGCCTCCAGCAGGATGTGCCCTCGGACGGGGTGGTAGGGCTCAAGACTCATGCAGCGTTCCTCCTTGCTGCACTTGAAGGTATCACATTATGATTCGAATGTCAACGTTGACTTCTATCGGTTGAGCGAGTTATCATCGGGATATGAGTGAAGCGATCAACGAGAAAGACTACCGGACGCGCGCCAAGCGCCCCGCGTCCTACCCCTACAAGATGCTGGCGTCCTTCGCCGACGCCAAGAAGCAGCACCCGGCCCACCCGGAGCTGGCCTACGTCTGGTTCGACAACGCCAGACTGGTGGCGAGCGACGGCTTCCGGCTGCTCTCGGTCAAGCTGCCCGGCACGCACTTCGTGCTGCCGCAGATCAAGCTGCTGCCGCTGGAGTTCTTCTCCAAGGTCAAGCCCAAGGACGACGTGCCCGCGCTGATGCGCGAGTTCTTCGGCCTGACGAGCTACCAGCTTCCCGAGAGCTGCGACCCGGCGCGCTACCCCGACTGGCATGCGCTGCTCGCGCTGCCGCCGGTCTGCCGCTTCCGCGCGCACCGCATGCGCTTCCTCGACCGCATCGATCTGGTCGAGCGCGGCGACGACGGCTCCGGCATCGACCTGCGCTTCAGGCCCGAGTCGCTCCTCTTGGAGTCGCGCACGGGCGATCAGCGCACGCCAGCCGAGCTGGGCATCATGCCGAGCCGCGACCTCTACGCCCACCCGATGCCCGAGGCGCGCTTCAACCCGGCCTACATGAAGGCGGCGCTCGACGCGATCCTGACCGAATACGTCACGGTCAGCGTGGTCCACGTCCCCAAGGGACCCTACTTCATGATCCTGGAGAGCGAGGACCCCGACTTCCAGGTCAAGGCGACCGTGGCGCTGGCGGTCCCCGAAACGGAGATCACGACCTAGGCGAGAAAAAGAGGGCGGCCCGCCTGGGGCCGCCCTCTCTACTTGCAGGTCGTGGTGCCGATCTTCAATCCGGTCATCGACGAGAGCGTGGTGCGCCCGAAGGCGCCGGTACTCTTCGCGATGCCGACGCCCGGGGCGATCCAGATCGTGGAGTCGCCCAGCTCGACCGAGCGGTGCTTGACCCGGTAGCAGCCCCGCACGACCCCGACGCCCAGGCAGAGGTCCTCGACCGCCTCGACGGTGGCTTCGACCGTCTCGTCGCCGTCGGGGTAGGGCGCGTAGGTCCAGGTCGCGCCCTCGGCCATGGGCTCCTGGTAGAGCCGGTAGGTCGCGAGCCCGGGCTGGATCAGGTCCGCGTGGTCGGCGTACTTCTTGAGCGAGACGCCCGCGCCGAACGTGGCGAGCGTGTAGCCGGAGGCCTTCTCCAGCTTGGCGATCTTGAGCGTCAGCGCGCCCATACGATCGCGCGCGTACTGCCAGGTGGTCTTGGCGTCGAGCGGGAACAGGTCGCCCCTGGGCGCGGCGGAGGCGCCGGTCTTCGCGGCGGTGGTGGGGGCCGCCCCCGGGGTCGAGGCCGCCGGGCTCTGGCAGGCGGCGAGCGAGAGGGCGGCGGCGAGCGCGAACAGCTTCTTCATGAGTTAACCCTTCCTTCCTTGACATCTTCGTGCCCGGGAAGGAAGGGTTCTAAACTCGAACGTAGGTTCGAATTAAGCGAGCTGGCCGAGCAGGCCGGGGCCGCGCACGAGCTTGCGCGAGACGACGACGCCGTTCTCGTCCTTGGTCTCCTGGATCTTCACGCCGGGAACGAAGGTGACGGCCTCGGCGGGGATGTCGCCCTGCTGGGTGGTGACCTGGACGACGCAGCCGACGCCCTCGATCTCCATGGCCTTGGTGGACTTCATCCAGCCCTCCTCCTTCGAGGAGGCCTTGGAGAGCAGCTTGAAGAGGTCGCCGTCGCCCCAGAACTGGATGTCCTTGACGTTCTGCTTGGCGCCCGAGGCGTCGGTGTTGCCCAGGGTCTTGGCGTTCTTGGCGGGCTCGGTGTTCTTGCCGGACATGGGTGGTTTCCTTTCTGGTCGCGGGCGCTAGGCCCAGGTGTGGGTGGCGGGGTAGGGGAGCGTGGTCATTCGTCGTCCTCTTCCAGGCGTCGCGCGTGGTCGCGCTCTTCCTTCCAGATGCGGTAGTCCTCGTCGCTCTCCTGGACCGGCTTCACGAGCAAGCGCTCGTAGGTGCGCCAGTCGGACGAGTCGCTCCAGCCGACGATCCGGTAGGGCGCGCCGAACAGCCGCAGGTAGCCGCCGACGCGCGGCTCGTGGTCGAGACCGATCACGAAGCCCACGAGGTCCTCGCGGGTCTTCTCGTCGAGGACCTGGTAGTATTTCAGGTGCGGCACGCCCATGGTCCTGTTCGAGGTCCAGACGATCTTGCGCATGAGCCGGTGCCGCGCGCGCTCGTAGCACTCCTCCAGGAACATGCGCAGGCGGAAGCGCCAGCTAACGACCAGGCGCGGCTGGAAGCGCACCGTCACGATCTCGGCGCGCCTCATGCCGTGAGCCCCAGCGTGATCGGCAGCAGACCCAGGAGGCCCGAGCGCAGCCGGTTGTAGGTCGCCTCGGGGACCTCGAACGTGAAGCCGTTCATGCTAACCCAGAAGCGTTGCTGGCCCTTCGAGAAGCCCGAGGTCATGGCGATGAAGCGCCCGACCAGAGGATCCTGGCCGCCGTCGGAGTAGGTCAGGCCCTTCGCCGAGAGCGCAACCCTGGCCGGATCCACGCCCGTGATCGAGAAGCTCCACTGATCGTCGTCGCGGTGGTCGCGGATCAGCAGGTCGTAGACGCCGCCGCTCTGGGCGGGCAGGGTGTCGATGCGCCAGTTCTTGTCAGGCATGGGGGGGTTCTCCTTGGTCTGGGGGTACTTGTCCCGCATCATCGCGAGGTAGGCCTGGCGGCTCGGGCAGATCGCCAGCCAGGCGTGGAAGCGCGCCTCGGCGCCCTCGAAGGTCGGATGGTAGCAGCCGCTCTCCTTCTGCATGTTGAGCGCGAGGTGCCCCTCGCCGTCCACCAGCGCGCGCCAGTGGCCGCCGTCGCCGCTCTGGATCGCCCAGCCGTCGGGCTCCTGGATCAGGTAGAAGCGCTCGCCGAACCAATCCGGCGCGTCGAGGCGGAAGCGGTCGGCACATTCGTAACGTCTGAGCAGTTCCTCGTAGGTGAGGCTCATCGGCGTCCTTTCGGGTGGGGCGGGTAGATGCGGACCTCGGCGGAAGACCCGGCGAGCGCGCTCTCTATCATCGGCAGCACGACCGCCCAGTCCAGCTTGCCGAGGTCGCAGCCCAGCGCGGGCACGGCGATCGAGGAGAGGCCGAGGTGCGGGATCCAGCGCGCGAGGTCGGCGAGGCCCGCCTCGATCCACTCGTAGCGCGAGGGGTGGCGGTGGTCGTACTTGGTCGGGAAGTTGATCACGTAGCGCGGCAGGCCGAACGCCGTCGAAGTGACGAACATACGCCCCGGCTGGACCTCGCCCTTCGCGCATGCCTCGACGTAGAGGTCGTCGTTGTGCGGGAAGCGCGCCTTGAACTTCGCGGCGAGCCCCGCGCCCATCCTACCCAGTGAGTTGACGGTATTCACGAGGGCGTCGGCGGGGTCCGCGAACATGTCCGCGCCCTGCGGCATCCGGACGATCATTCGCGAGACAGGTGCTGGAAGGGCTTGAGGAAGACGTCGAGGTCGTGGCGCAGCGCCTCATGGGTCCTGAGGCCCCGGTGGGCCTCCAGGATGCCCTTGAGCGCCTTGCGCATGGCCCGGTTGTCCTCCGCGAGTTCGCGCAGCGCGTCGCCGCCGTCCAGGTCGTGAGGGGGCGGGTCCTCGCCGACCGGCGCGAACGAGGCGCCCATGAAGCGGTGGTTGCGGACATGCAGGATCGCGTCGTAGCGGACCTCGGGCTTGTGCGGGTGGCCGCTCTGATCGCAGTCGTCGTTCGGGCAGTAGAAGTAGGTGCGGAGGTAGCCGTTGTCCAGGCCCGGGGACAGGCGGATGATCGGATCGCCCACGAAGTAGCGCGCCATCTCGCAGGGCCCGTCCTTGGTCTGGAACTCGAAGAGACCCTCGGTTTCGCATGACGGGCACCGGGCCTTGGCGAAGAGCGAGTCGAAGCATCCCATGGCGTGTCTCCTTTTCTCGGTCAACTGAACCCCACGGCTAAAGCCGGGGGCTTGTCCCTGAACTAGGCCGAAGCCTGGTCCGAGACAATAGGCTGGTTGACGGGGCAGCCCTGACTTGAGATGTAGTTCGATCGGATATTCACAGCCGCGTTCACGTCCGCATTGGCCTGGTGGCCGCAAGACTTGCAGGAGAAACGCTCTTGGCTCTGACGGTTTCCACGCTCACGATACCCACACTCGGCACACTTCTGGCTGGTGTAGCGAGGGTCCACATAGACCACCGCAACACCGCGAGACGCTGCCTTGTACTCGACGAAGGCTTGAAGCTGGTGAAAGCTCCAGCTATGCAGCCGTCGCCTTTGCTCCTTGCGAGCTTTGGCTCGGGAGCGGATATCCGTCAGATCCTCGAACACCAGGGTCGCCCCAGGCTCGACCGAACGAACGAGTTGCTTGGAGAGCACATGATCGCAATCTCGCCGAAACCGAGCCGTCTTG